AAATGCCGGGTTCTTAAATATATGTAAAGTATAATTAGTAGTTTAGGATACAATAATCCATTGATACTGTCATAGTAAGATCAACTTGATCACTTACAGACCAATCATATTGTCCAAAGTTTGCTGTTTGAATGAATGCTCCTTTGATTATCCATTCTCCAACGATATCTCCTACAGGTCCTAGGATATTTAAAGTTAAATCTTTTTTATAGAAATCTGAATATCCAGCTCTACCTGTTACTGATTCGTAAGATAATCTTGCCCATTCCATTACAGCTTGTGCACCAGATGGTGTAATCGGATCATATAAAGTCATATCCATATCACCCCATTCTCTCTTTCCTCTAATTTTTCTATATGTGTTGATATGGTCTAACTTAACGATCTCGTCTGTAAAGTTAGGTGCTGCAACGTTCTTTACCATAAACGATGGAATACCGTCTATAAAAAGTACAAATCTATTCTGTACTTTCGGCTCAAACGCCTGGAACATTATTTCATTTGGATCTAATACTGCCATTTTATACTTTGTTATTTATTATAAATATCTATTTTTTAAATTATGCTCCAAAAGTTGCTCCTGTTGGTTCAACTGTGAAGTCTAGTACAATAAATTCTGCAGTTTTAGCTGGCTGTATAAAGATTTGACCGATTAATTGGTTTCTATCTATTACATCAGCTGTATTGTTTGTATCATCCATTACTACTCTGAAAGCGTAAAGACCTTGTCTTTGTACTACTGAATCTAAATATGGATTAACAGCTGCTAAGAATTTGTTTCTTGTATTTACTGTATTTTGCTCGAATACTAAATTTTGAGCTTGGTTTCCGATAAACTCTTTTAAGTCGATTAATAATCTTCTAACGTTTACTCTGTCTAAAGCTCCTGATTTAGTTTGTAAAGTCTTCTGACCGAATACTGCTATTCCACTTCCTGGGAATGTAGCAATCGGGTTAACTTTAGAATCATATAAAGTATCTCTTTGAGCTCTTGATAATCTTCTTTCTGCTTGAATTACTCCAGCTAATCCTCCTCTTACTAATCCAGCTGGTGCAAACCATGGTGCGCTTGCTCCATCTGTAAATGCATATACTCCTGGAATAAATACTGAAGCTGGTGCCCATACATTTCTACCTAAAGTAGATTGAGTTTGTAACCAAGGCCAGTATGATGCAGCATAAGAAGAATTTAATGTATCTGCTTGACCAGTTACGTTTGCTACTGTTGCTCCATATCCTCTTAAGTCTACTACAGCAATACAGTCTCCTCTATTTTCAGCTAAGTCGATTAAAAGATCAACTGTAGAACCATGATACTGATCTATAATACCTGGTGCTGATACAATGTTGAATTTAAAATCATCTGCATTATTTAATAATGTAAGTGATCCTGAATAATCTCCTGTTGATAATCCTTGAGTATCAGAATTTATATTTTGGAAGAACTTCATTCCGTCATAAGCATTAGCTCCATCTCCGTCGTGGAATGATCCAGAAGTAGCTATTGGTAAAGAAGCTGAGTAGCTTAAAGTACCATCATTTCCTACTTGAATTCCGTCGTTACCTAAATAATTAAGGTGGCTACTATTAACAGCTGAAACTCTAATGAAGTTAGATCTGTTTACATAGTCGCCTGTAACTGTGATATTGTCTTTATTAGCTGAAATAGCTTTAACTTGAGTACCAATTGCAGCTTCAATATAATTAGGGTTATTAGGGTCTAGACTTAAGTTGTTAAATGTTTCAAGTACTACTTTATTTTTGTGGCTGTCGTCTCCTCTTCTGACAGATAAAGTAAATGTACCTTTAGAGTTATTAATGTTTGAAATTTCCCATCTTAAGTTATCAGCTGAACCTGATTTTAAAGATCCATCTCCGTTAAGATAATCTGTATTATCTAAAGCATCCGCAGCATCTTGAGCGTTATTATATATTGCTCCTTTACCTAATGTCTGTAAAGTAAATGGTTGAACGCTTTCGTTAGCTGAAGCTGAAATATGAGTTGAATCTGCTGGGTTCCAATCTGCTGCATTTCTTACTACTCTTTGAACTAAAAGAGTATTACCTCCTTGAGAGAAGTAATTTTTTGCAGCTATTGAAGTTAAAAATTCTTGCGATTCAGATCCTGTTGTAAAAGTCTCACCGAATATTCTTACATACTCATTATATGAAGTAACAGTAGTAGGAATTTCAACTGGTCCTTTTACTGCCGGTCCTATTAAACAAGCTCCTACTTCTGCTGGTGCTGGGGAGATAAAAGAGATGTCATTTTCTCTTTGAAATACACCTGGGGAGATTATAGTTTCTGCCATGTTTGGTTAAATTTTATTAAGTCTAATTATAAATATATTGTCAATATCGAAAAACTCTTGTCAAAAGAGTATTTGTCTTCTTATATAAATAGATACTAAAAGTCTAAAATTATTTAGGAATAAAAGTACCTTTCTCTGGATTGATTGTTCCTTCCCCGTACTCTTTTTGAAGTTGTAAACCTAAGAGCTTATTTTGCTCTTCAGTTTCTAGAATAAAACGTCTAAGTTCTTCTTTCTTCTTATCAATAAATACATCTATTTTACCTAATTCTAACAATTCTTCACTGTTTGCATTAGGGTTAATAACTTTATTGATTAGTTTTTTTGTTTGTTCTAATTTATAGTTACCTATATTAATGTATTCTTGGTCGACAAGTTCATATCTTTTTCTGATTATTTCAACTTGTTCTAATTCTTTTTCAGAAAGTTTTTTTGCTCTTTTTACACCCATTGTCTATTGTTTGGTAATTTTAAATTTAAATCTTGTATTATTGGTACTCCATTTTCTTCAAATAAATGAGTCCATAATAAACTACCTTCATAATCTCTACCCATCATAAAAGATAGTTTATCATCCAATTCAGTTATTTCTTTATAGAATTTTTTAAAAGGCCTATGAAATAATTTTTTAAGTGACTTAGGATAAGCAGTAAACATTCTTTCATCTATAGTTTTATAATGTATAGTTCCATATATACAATCTTCAAAAGTATAATCACTTAATAAAGGTCTAGATTGAAGTTTAGCTTTCCTAAAATCGAAAGATGGATCTGGAGCATACTGTATTTCCTCTGCGTCTAGGTTTGGTTTAAATTTTATACAGTAATTATACTGATCTAAATTTTTAGCTAATTTAAAAGCAGCGTAAGTAGAATATAAGTAAGATATTCTCTTTCTATCAAACTTTGGCTTTTCAGTCATTAAACTAAAATTTCTACAGTACTTTTTATACCTTTCTAATTTTTTTATCCATCTTTCATTATCATTACCTTGCCAGGTATGAACATATAAATCGGTATTTTTATTAAGAAACGGTATAATATTATCGGACAAGTTATGTAAATAGCCAGATATAAAAATTGCTTTACTCATAATTTATAATATAATCTGAACATACTCCTAATCTACCTTCTAATTTATCTTTTTTTATCTCTGGTAGTACTGCTATTCCTCCTTCTATGTACGTTCCAGGATTAGTCCACATATATCCTTGTGAAGTTAAAACTACTTTATCATCTTCGTGCCAGAAGTAATTTAAATAAGCCCCTATTCTATCTATTTCTACTAACTTAGATAATGCAGCAGTATTTTTACAATGTATCCAAAGTTTACGATAAAATGATTCCATAAAGTCTAGAGGTATTTCATATTGAGGTTCATCATGACCTAAAATAAATCTACCGTCTTTAAACCAAAAATCTACTTCTACATCATAACCTTTAGCTATTGCTGCAGCTATGTAAGAAGGTTTGTTCTCTTCTTTTGGATTTGGTCCATTAATATTACCTCTGTGAGATATTAGAATCATTCCTTATCTGTTGTTTCAAAAAACTCTCTAGCTTTTAATCCATTTCCTTCTGTAAGCATCCATTTAGGGCTAGTTTCATTTAAAATAAATTTAAACTGGTGAGGAGAAGGGTGTTTGAGAGGCCATCCTGCATCAGTATGAGTTCCTTCAGGATCAAACCTCATAGGTTCTCTTATTAGTAAACCTTGATGTTCTACTGGCCATATAGATCTGTTATATATGTTTCTATGATTTAAATATTCAGCTTGCATTATATGCATCATAACTTTTTCTTCAGGAAAAATATTATTAATGAATATATCTTCAAACATATCGCTAAAGGTATTGAAAGTAGTTTGACTACCGTAAAAAAACATATCATCAGTCCATAAGTATCCGTTATGAAGAGAAGTGCCGGCGAAAGAATAAATAATATTTTTTCCAACCTGTTGTTCTTTATAAAGTTGAATAAAATAATTTAATACTTCTTTAAACATATAAAAATCTGATCTAGTTTGAATTACAGCATCGTATTTTTCTTTTATAAGTTTGTTAGCTCTATAAAGCGTGTAAGAATAATGAGGTTGATGTCTTCTATGTGGATGTTTAGATAAATTATAGGGACAATCTTCTTCTTTTAATCTAACAAAGCTTTTAACCCATTTATATTTAGAATAATCTATATCGTCTTCCCATGTTGCTAAATAAAAATTAAAAGTAACATCAGAAAACAAATTATTCCATTCAGAAAATAAGTTGCTGGTTAAATCTAAATATTTACCACTACCGTTTATTATAACTGCTACTTTCATTAAAATGTATATTTAAAATAATCTAAATCCTTCTCCCATATTTTTGACAAAGCTTTTACTTGACTTGTATTATAGTATTCTCTGTAATTTTTTAATTTATGTTTAGTTTTATTAGTTTCTTGTAATTTAGGTAGATTTAAATTTAGGAAAAAAGTATTAAGCTTATGTATATTTTCCAGTTTAAAATAACCATCTATATATAGTTTATCGTCTTTATCGTATATAAAACTAAACATACTCTTTTTCATAGGAGGTAAATGCCAGGGTTTATCTGGGTCTATATAATGGTTAATAAAATCTTCCCATTTGTATGTATTATGAATCCTATTTACATTAGCCCATCCGTACTGCCAGTGGTGATAATGGTAACTTACTAATATATCGAAAGGGTTTCTAACAACTGTAAAATGAGTATCGCTTTCATAATAATGCTTAGAATTATCTACATCAGTTTTAAAACCTTGATCTATCCAATACTTCTTCTTATCTGCTTTATCAAAAAAAGGATCATATAAGTAACCATGATCTAAAATTTTTATAAAAGGAGTATCATTTTCTTTTAATAGAGATTTAATACTACTGCTTCCTGTTTTTTGTATAGCTGTAAAAACAATCATGAATGGTTTTCTAAATAATATTTTAAATCTTCAGGAGTTCCTAACCCCCACATTTTATCTATATTAAAAGTTCTAATTTGCTTTTTATCTTCTATTGCTTGATTAAAGACCGGACATACATAGAACTCATTATTTATTCTAATGTCTTTATCGATCATGTCTTCTGCATACTTTACAAAATCAGAACCTTTCTTCCAATAGTAATAACCGACTGTTGCAATATCAGATATAGGATTTTTTTCAGCTACTTCAGTTACCAGTCCTGCTTTATCTACTTTTGCAAATGACCACTTTGGATGAGTAGCTTTAAACGTAACTATACCTCCATCGGCTTCTGTTTCATTCATCTTATAAAGAAATTCATTAGAATCCCACTCTACAAATTGATCTGAATTGGCAAAAAATAACGGGTTATCATTATCAATATATTCTTTTGCTAGTAATGCTGTACAAGCTGCTCCTTCGGTTACTCCTTCTACTTCAACTATTTTACATTTAGGAGTTATTAAGTTAAGTAAAGTATCTAAATTATATTTTTCTCTATGATCTTTTTGTACTACATAAATATAATTTGCTTTTATATTTAAATTTTCAGTTACAACTTGAATCATAGGTTTACCTTTCACGTCTATTAAAGGCTTAGGGAATGTATAACCAGCCTGCTCGAATCTACTACCGGCTCCTGCCATCGGAATAAGTACATTAAGATTTTCATCTCTCCAAGCCGGTATAGTTTGTTTTTCTCCCATATCTATATCAAATAATTTTCTACTTATGTTTTTGAAAGTAACCTCAGAAGGGTTCTTTACTCTTAAAATATACGATTTACTTCTCGAAGCTGCAAGTAATCCATAAGGAGAATCTTCTACTATAAGAGTCTCTTCAGGAAGTACACTCATTTTAGATATAGCTTTCCAGTACATTTCTGGGTGAGGTTTAGGATTCAACACATCTTCTCCAGATATAATAAAATCCATATATTCCGCTAATCCTAATTTAGCTAAAACTGTAATGCATGTTTTACGAATAGAATTACTGCAAAGTCCTATTTTATATCCAGCTTTAACTAAACTAGCCATTACTTCTTGTAATCTAGTATTAGATTCTATACTTCTAAGCATTTCAAAAGTAATGAGCTGTTTGCTTTTCCAAATTTCGTTATGTTTTTCAATAGGTAGTCCTTTCTTTTCAGATAGTACTTTAAGTTTTTGCTTTGTAGTTAGTCCATCATATACTGCTAGATGTTCAGTCCAATTGAAAGCATACTCTCCTAATGCCTGATTAAGTGCTTCAAAGTGCAGATGTTTAGTTTCTATAAGAACTCCGTCTAAATCGAAAATAACTAATTTTGTAGAACTCATAACGTTTGTATGTACTTATATAAATAGTCAGGCCAAGCAATATGACTAGTATCAGTAGGATGAGATGCCTTAAAATACTCTCCTTCGTCCCAATCATCTAACCCGTACTTCTGTAGGATATACTCTTTAAAATGACCTGGTTTTGGATTACAGTTAATCCATTTCGTTTTATCTATAAATTTTGACATATAGTGATTATCAAAATCAGAAAACTTATCAAAAGCATTGAACATTAAATAATTTATGTTATTATTTTGAAAATAAGTTTGCAAGTTGAATATATAAAAAAGAAAATCATTCTGTATAAGATTAAGTTTCTGGTATAGTTCGTTAGCTATTTCATATTTATCAGGTCTTTGTTGATCTTTAATTAATTTATTATCTTGATCGGTAACGTATATTGGAATCCTTAGCATAGAAGTCCAGCCAATAATCGCAAAAATATCTTTTTTGCCTTGACTTTTTAACCATTCTATACTTTGAATAGTTGTTTGGTAAATAGAATGATTATCATCTCCTAACCTACCGGCATTCCATGTTTCAACTCCTAGTTTTTTACCAAGTATTTTTGGCCATACAGAACTATCATAAAATTTATAAAGAATTCTGGTATCATCATGTAGTACAGGATTACCATCTTTGTCAGTATGTTTATACAAATTGCCAAAATTAGGAACTATATCGTACCAGTCTTCAGTTTTTTTAGCTTCCCAATTTAATTTTTGAGAAGGACTATCTCCTTGTGTCCAACTATCTCCGTTAGTAAATAATATCATAATGATTTATAAAATTTTTTAATCCTGTACCTCCTTTAATATGTACTAAAAAAGGTATATCGTTAAAACTATGTATGTTATTTTTGATTCTATTAAGGCCAGGGTAGTGTTTTTTTAGAGTTTCTCTATAATACCTTCCCAGCTTAATTTCATAATATCCAGGTAAATGTAAAAATTTTAAATGGATATGAAAATATTAAAGAAACTTTACCTAAAGAAAATCAAGCATCTATAACTGCTAAAGCTTACGATTTAGGTGTATTAAATAGTAATGGAGATTATCTTGTTTTACAGCATAATGATACATTATATTTAGATAACTACTATCCTATGAGAAAATTATTTGAAGATAGTGTAGCTTTACTAGAAGAAGAAAATTTAGAATATATTACTATAGATGCTAAACCATCTAAATCTTCTGATCAGGAAGATAATTTTTATGCTGATTGTTACTGGTTTTTATGTAGAAAAAACTTTTATACTAAACATAATATAAAAGTAGGATGGTCTAAAGGAGATAATAACCATAACGCAACAATAGTATGTAGGGA